AAATTGGTCGATACCTGCAACGAATGCCTGTGAAGGCATCCTACGCCCGGTAGGTTCAAGCGTTCCGCCGTGGTTAATAACCTCAATAGCCAGCGCATTATCATCCGGGCTGCGGTAATACGTTGCGCTGCCCTCGGGGATGTTCGCGATATCCGCCTGTGCGTCGGCCAGCGTCATATACTGACGGCTAAGAGGGATCAGGCTCTGACGGATTAGACGCCACGAATAAAGCGGGTCACCTGCACGATCGGGAACGTCGGCAGCAGGACCGTTAACAAGTTCATCCAGGCGTTGAACGTTGCCCATAAAAACATCGGCGTTAGTCGATCCCAGCGGCGGATTAAAGGCCATGTTTTTTGCTCCAAAAAGAGGCTTCGCCCAAACGAGGGTTTGAGCGAAAGAAAGTTAATCGGGGAAATTTTTGGTTTTAAGAGACGCTGCCGGGGTAACTGGCGTCGTCGTACTGGTAGAAAATGTCGCTGTACTGTCTGGTCGTCACCTGGCAGGTTCCGTCTGCCTGCGGGGCAATCTCCTCAAAAATGGCGTCATAAACACTGCGCGTTGAGCTGCAGAACACCAGCCGTGGTGGCTCAATGCTCGGATCGTCCAGCAGAATTTCATCAAAAGCAGCCTGCCACGGAACGGACAACTGATAATCCCCGACAAAGGTGGCCACCAGCAGCCTGGAGGCAGAACCATCCTGGTAACGCAGAATTGCGCGCGGGTTTTCAAAGGACCAATCCAGCGGCTCGGAGACGGTAAATACCGTTTGACCGCCAGATGTGGCCATATCCATAACCAGGCTACTTACCGTTTTATTTCCCGGAATGTCATCCGTCAGCAGAATGCGATCGCCATACTGATAGACCAGCGCATCCAGTTCTGTTGTCGTGTTATGGCCCAGCCGCTGATAGAGGTATTTCATCAGGCGGCGCATGCCGATTTGATAGGCGCGGTTCGGGTCAAGAACCCCATCGAGGGTATAACTCTCAATTTTCCTCGGTGTGGGGTTATCCGGAGTCCGGCATTGCACCGTTTCTTCTGACCACGTCGTGCCATTGATATAGGTCACGTCAACACCATCGTAATCATCGGCGGACGGCGCCGAGAAGGTGGTCTGTAACTCTTCGGTCATTTCATGCGGGCTGATAATGCCGGACCAATTCTTAATCCCTTCCCTGCCTACAGATGCGAGCCCGTCACTCAGCAGGAAGTACGATTTCCCCGCCGTGGTGATCTTCTGTAGCATTTCCAGTGCGGAGACACTGTCGCCTGTCGCGAAGTCGAAATACTCATTTTTCGGGGTCCAGTAGGTTGCCTCAAGGGTATTTATAGCCTCAGTGTCCATCGCCAGCCCGAGAGAATTACCGACATGAAACAGCGCGCTCGATATCTTACGTGGGGCGCCGGTATCATAAATACGCGTGGCCACAACGTTAACGCGCCGATCAGACTGCGCCGCCAGTTTGCCGCCAGATTCCACCGTCGCGGCCATTAACGATACACCGGCATATGATGCAGGACGGGTCAGTAACCTGCCGCGCAGCGCCTGCCAGTACATAGAGTCCCTGGAGTTTTTACTTCCCTGTTCATTACGCCGTCGGCAACGAACCTCAACCAGTCCAGGCGAGCTGAGCTCCACTCTTTCCGTAAACCCAAGAGCATTAATGTTTTTCATCCGGTACCGTCCGGTTTTGCTCACCCAGCCAGAACCAGAACCATATACGCGGTACTGAATTTCATAATCAACGTTGCGGTAATTCTTGCCACCGGATTTTCCGAAACCGCAAATGCCGGAAGGGAATGAAAAATTCACTTCAAATGCATTTACCACCTCATTATCCGGGCAGGCGAGAAACGGCCCCATCCAGCTATTGTTGTCGTTAATCCCGGTCGCCTGGTAATCAATCATCGTCCTGGGTGAGTAGCCAGGCCAGGTATTATCAACGCTTCCGTTAACCATTCGCTGTACTGTCGCTGTCGTGCCGTCTGCGGATGCAATGCGGTATTCATTTCCCCGGTGCGCCAGCGACAACCGCTGTGTCCCTTCAGGAATGCCGGAAAATGCTGCACCGCCAGCACTGCCATAAGCAAGGGTGACATTGGCGGTGATCGCCGGGCTGCCGCCACTGGATGCGGTACCATCAGTGAAAACCGGACTATCCCCGAATACGGAAACAGGAAGTGATGATGCGGTAATACTACCGCCCAGCCACGGGCTGGACTTCTCAATGATACGCACTACCCCGCCATCATCCTGCGCGACCAGGTTAGACCCGGCGATCGCTTCATTGATTGCCGCCAGCAGACCAGACATATTGCCGTAGTTAGCGATCAGCGAAACGGTATAAGTCGTCGCCTGCCAGGTCAGGGTAAACGTCTGGCTGCTGGTCGAAAAATCATAGGTTGTTGGGGCTGCACTGCCGCGCAATGAAGCTGCCGATCCCCCCACGCCAGGAACAGCATCCTGTTTTGGTGTGAACGTAGCGATGAAGAGATCATATTCTGCCCCGTTAATTTCCAGCGTAACGGGCATGCCGGCATAGGGGTTAATCTCAGTCAGAGTGTCACTAAACAGGACGCTGTAACCCGATGAAGACGAAATCAGGTAGTTGGTCGGCGCGATGATAGTCACCAGCGCACCTTCCACCCAGGACTCAGGCAGAGAATCATCGCCATCATCATCGCTCAGCCCGGTGAACGATACCGACGATCCTGAAACGGTCATGCTGTCGGCGGTAATATCGGATGAATCCGGTGCCGTCTGCGCCATATCAAGGCCGCTGCCGCTGGATGTTCCGCCCACCTCGGTAGAATTGAACCAGTTTTCACTGCGGCGATCGCCGGAAACATTTGCTCCCGGCGGATAAAGCGTCCAGAAGAATGAATCACCCAGGGCGGAAATAGGCGTCGAACCAATCCTGATATCGCCGTTTGTAAATGCCACATTTCCACGACTCACGCAGATCAACATCTCAACTGTCATTCTGGTTGGGTCATCAGGGTTAAAACGACTGACCGGCTGAACAACATAATCCGGATAAACCCGCGCACGCCCGAACAATTCCCGAATAGGATCGCCCAATTTGGCCGTATTAGATTTTGCCGGATTTAAATCCAAGGATTTCCCTGTTGATGAACCATATCCTCCTGAGTCGAGGTTATTCATCATGTAGATAGAATATGCCGCAGCTGCTACCGCTACGACTAGAGCAGCTATAGCAAAGCCTGCTGCGTAAGGCACGGGGTAAATCTTTACGTCAGTATCTGGTACCAGTTCGCACCGCGGCCATTCCTCTGATTCGACGGGCACGCCATCAATTTCAACGCTTATTGGCTGCGGCATTCCGGGATCATAATTTTCGACATTCCTCTGCATCCACTCATGCAGAGTCGTCCGTGCGTGCTGATGGGTTTCCAGTGGTTCGCCGGGTAGCCTGGAGGGATAAATACGTATCGTCATCGCCAGAATTCCACCTTGATAAATCGCCGTTTAAATTTCCAGACCGGCATAAAAGAAACGTTCGAGCCGGGGTTACATTCCGCCACCTGCAGCAACCCGTTCAGCTCAACAACAATCCCCACATGGGTGACCATGGTTCCCGAATAACACGCCACTCCAGCGCCGACGCAGGGTTCACAACGCTCAAGCTTTAACATCAGTTTTCTGGCTTCTTTATCAAGGCCGCCGCCATCTTTGGTCACACCTGCAAAGTCTGGCCATTCGGGTAATCCAAGGTCGCGTCGTATCTCATTTACGATGCCAAAGCAGTCGAGTTGCGGATACATTCTGCCGCCCTTCAGCCAGGTGACCGAAAGGTATTTATCAGGTTCAAACATGGTGAAACCTCAACTCATGTAACGGAGGCCGGGATACTCATTAAGGGTGTAACGGAATCTCGGCCATGCGGTATCGAGAACGTTCATATAGCCCGCGGTAATTTGCGCCTGCAGCGCCGTCCAGGAGCCCGATTTGATAGCGAGCGTATACGGCACGGAAGCCGGAGCATTCAGATCTGTAGAGACATATTGCCTGTAAGTCAGAGATGCGTTTGTCAGGCTGGCCAGCGCATCACGAATAGCCGTACTCACCTCTCCGTTTATATTGCTGATAGCGAACTGTAAATCCTGTGTACCGTCGCTGTTTCTGGCCGGGATGGCGATATCGATAGCTGCGGCTGAAAAGGTTATAACAGCGCCATTTTCGGTCGTCGCTGTAATATCGTCGTAGCCCTTGCAGAAATAGTGCACCGTCGAACCGATATTGATTTGCAGCGTTTCAATGATGACTTCTGATCCGCTACTGGCATAAAGCCGGTTAAGCACCGTCATGCTTTGGCCACTCCCTATTTAATGCGATATCAAGCAGTGAACTACCTGCTATCCACTCGGGGTAGTTACCCCACGGCGGAGGCAATAGTGGACGCTCCCATAACTCCAGCGTCGCCGAATACCGCCAGTAGATGGGAGCCACCAGCACTGGCCCCTGATAGATATCCGTAAAACGACATTTGTAGAATTTTATGCCTGCGGGGGTTTGCAACTTCATCATAAACCAGGCCGCACCATCAGAGAGCGCATCGCGGTACCACGATTCAAACGTTAGCCCCTGAACATCGCTCTCCATAAACCAGGATACAGTCGCTTCCGTGGGAGTCGAGGTATACGCCCTGCGTTGTCTCGCCCGGCCTGTGGTGAGTTGAGTTCGTTTCAAAGGGCTGACTGGCTGGAATCCATAGCCTTCCTGCAGTGGCATTGGAAGATAGTCGTGGGGGTAGTAGATATCAGACATACCCTCCCCCTAAAAAGCATGTAGAATAATTTTTCACCTTTAACCCCTGGAGGTCTCATGGATTTTTCAACCAATCACGACAATAGCGATCTCTTTGCCGATTATGGCTTTCGGATTTACGAAGAAACCGAAACTGGCAGCAACTCAGCAGAGATTGCTGTTCGAATTGAAGAGTTCATCGACTCAAGGAAGGCCTTGGACATGGAAATCCGTAAACGCGCTCTCGAATTCTTGAAGAGGGCTGTAATTCAGTTAGAAGAAGAGCTTTCAGACAAGTGAATTAGGGGCCAATTCTGGCCCTTTATTCCTTATACCCCCTCACGTAGCGACTCTTTAAAGCGCGGCCAAAATCGCCCTGCGGCATCATGACCTCCTTCGTAAGCTCCCCTTTCAACTGCCTGGAAAGCTGTCTGTTATTCTGGTTGAGCGTAGAATTAAGTTGCTCAGGGGTGACCCCTTGAAGGTTAAACTCTTGGGTAATCGGCGCATGAACAGTGGTTCGCCGGCTGTTGTCGCTGCTAACGTTCTGAACGCCAGTGCCAAACCCCGGCTTGCTGAGAGTGGCGTCCAGTCCATTTTTGCGCAAGTTCTCCAGTGTTGAGTCCAGTCGTGCCGATGTATCGGCTGTCATAACCCGTTCACCTTTTTCCAGCAACCAAGTTCCAGTCGATGGGACAGAGTCGATACCGTTGTGAGCCATTCCTGTTAGCGCAGCGCTGGAGATGCTGGACGTAATGGTAGCCATGAGGCCTGCAACAGTAGCCATCGCTGCAAGGTTGTATGGGAATGGCTGGCTTGATAGCGCCTGCGCCATTGCCATTGGCAATTGAACAGCTGCCTGAGCAAGCGCAAAAGCTTTTTGCGTAACAAATGCAGCTTTATACATCACGGATTGCTCACCAAACATGGTCCCCATAGCATCGGTGATACCGGAGAAAGAGTTTTGCGCTGATTGCATCTGTGCGGCATTAATGGCGGTGCTTAGTGCCAGTTGGTTCTGTTGTCCTTGCTGTTGGAGGGCCAGCAGTTGCTGTTGCTTCTGCTGCTCATTGAGTAAAGTACTTTGTGTGATCGCCTGCTGCTGCTGGTTCAACCAGGTAGCATAATCAGTCTGGGCTTGTTTCAGCTTTTCGATAATCTCAAGCTGCGGATCGATTTGCAGCCCTAGCATGTTCAATCCCTGCCCTGACAGGTCGCTATTGGTTGCTCCAGACGTCAGCGTACCACCGGCCTTGTTCACACCTGATATAACGGAATCAGGCAGCACTGATTTACCAATCAGGTCGCTCGCCTGCTTCCCTGCAGCCTCCGGCGTCAGTTTCTTCAGCTCAACCATCTTCTGAAGAATTTCGAGGCGTTTTTGCAACGTCTCATTTTGGCGCAATTCCTTTGGTGCAATTTGCTCCTGCATTTTCCGGTAGTCATCCAGCGTTTTAACTGAACTCTGCAAAGCCTCCTGCTGCTTATAGGCCTGCAATATTTCGTCAGAACGGGAAAGAATCGACTTCTGGTCGGCGGTTAGCTGCGTTTTAGATTTGAGGCCAGCGATCTGCTGCTCGAACTTAACCCGTGCCTGCGTAGCGCTATTAAGTTTATCGCTGGCATCCAATTGCGACTGCATCGCGGCAGTCTGCTGATGTATCTGGTCAAGAAGTCGAGTCGCTGCGTCCTCTGTAAATGTTTTACCTTTTATCTCTTTCTTAGGTTTTTCATTTCCCTGCTTTTTGGCCTGTTCCAATTCCTTTTCACGAACGGCAATGAGCGCATTAGCTTGTTCAATCGCCTCTTTATTACCTGAAAAAGCTATTTTTCTTGATTGCGCCCTCGCTTCCTTTAGCCTTGCTTCGGCGCCAGCGACTCTGTCAGCCGCCAAATACTCCTTATTAATCCAATCAACAGACTCTGCAACAGCTTTATTACCCTCAATAGTCAGAACATTCATCGTTGATTGCAGGTCGATGGCCTGCCCGATAAATCTCATTGTGGGGTCTATTGCACCGCCAAGAGCAACATTCTGCTTACCCTTGTCGGCAGCTGTGTAATAGTTTTTGACCTTTATTGCCGCAGCCGTCCAAGAGTCGCCAATTTTCAGTATCTCTCGACGATGCATGTCAATATCAGCATTCAGAGCCGTAAAATTAGCTGAATCCTTATATTGAGAAACTTTTTGTCGTGCTTCATCGTAGCTATATCCGACATCAATTAATTTATTTACTGCTTCGCTGGCACCGTCATTGGTCGTAATAAACATATTGCCAACTTCTTCAATAGCCAGCCCCGTCTTATCGGATATCGCAACCATGTTAAGTGCAAGGCGTTCGGCAGCATCACCATTAGCACCAAGCGATGTTGTAGCAATTTTCGTTGCTGCTTCAATCTCCAGCCGATTTTGATAAACAGCATAAGTAAGGAGGCCAACTGCCCCCGCAGCTACTGTATATGGATTTACCAACCCCATTACGTAGGTGGTTACACCTTTAATCGCAGGAATAATTCCACCGAACATATCTTTTAACTGCCCTCCCTGCTGCATAAGCACCATAAAAGGGGACTGGCCTGTAGAGAGCCCGACTACGATATCCGTCATCTGAGCGGGGATCATGCGCATTGCAAAAGCTGTCTGGGCGGCAGACTGCCCAGTTTTGTTCAAGTCGTCACGAAAACCGGTTAATTTGTTGCGAGTCTCTTCAATTCGCTTTGAATAAAGCTCAAATGTATCTGTATCTACCATCCCTTTGGATTTGAACTTCGCCAAATCCTGTTGTTGTTTGTCCAGCTTATTCAGGGCGGCATTCACCGGGTCAATACGATCGAGAAGTTCAGATAGAGCCTGCTTTTCTTCGTCCGTAGCCTTTGTCACCTTGCCAGCGCTCGAAGCAGCACGGTCTCCAGCCTGAGTCATTTTTACCAGTGCAGTTGCGAGATTATCGGCCTGTTTCTCTGCTCCGGAGCTATCAATAACAATGGCAAGGCGGGAGGTTTGTTCTGTCATTTAGCGATCTCCGGGCAATAAAAAACCCCGCCGGGGCGAGGTTAGATTTTTAATAAACAATTACTGTCGATATATGATAATTGTTGCGATTATTGAAACAGAGACAATGGCAGCCAGAATTAACCTGAGACTTTGCTATCTGAACACTTAACTGTTTTAAGAGATTCAAGCTGCTGAAGACGTGCCTGCGCCTTTTTACGCGCTTCACTTTTGGCCATACCATTACCGATACCGAAATCTCCCAAAGCTCCCAATACGGTACGCCCATCAAACTGACCTGTAGTTTCGATTTCGTTCTGAATACTGTGAGTTTTAGCTATCTCCTGCTTAATTGCTGCGCAATCTAACGCAGCAGACTCTTCGCTCGTAACGGATGGAGCTTGCGGATACTGCTTAGTAGCGCATCCAGAAATAACAAACATCCCAGCTATTACCATCATTAGTTTCTTCATTTTATGCTTCCTATGATTACAATCGGAAACATCCTAACACATGGATATGAGCAGACAATGATATGACTACTTCACTTTTTCTTGTCTTTTCTGCTCTTCGGCCCACTCATCACGCCACGCATCGTCGAGCGCCAGGATAGCGGCGTCAAACTCGGTGCGGTCAATCAGGATGGTGCGCGATGCCAGATATAGCTCAATATCATTCAGGGATAATGGGAGCGGTACTCCGGCCATGCCGGCATATTTCCTGCTGCGCGATATCATGGCATAGGCATTGAGGATCTCCCCTGTTACTGGATCAATTTCTGGCTCAGGAATCGGCGGAAGGTTCAATTGCTCCCGGCGCCATTTTGCCTTATCTCCCCTTTCGCCCCCGAACTCCTTTAGCCACGTCTGCGCCTCTAGGGCTTTTTTACGGTTTCCTGAGTCTGCTGCTCCTTACCCTGAGCTATGTTCGCAGCCTCTGCCAGAATCAGCCAATACAACGCGGGGTTCTGTTTCAGTAACGCGACGCCAAGTTCTGGCGTATACGCTACAGCCTTCTCAATACCGTCCACCAGCTCACCTACTCCCTCCCAGTCTTTCAAAAGGAAGCGCGCGCAGTTATCAATGAGCAGATCATCAATTGAGTCAATTTCACCCACGCTGGCGAGATCGAACGCGTCGGTACCGACCTGATAGCTCGCGTCCATTTTGTCGATATGGCGCCGCACCAGCGCATTGCGTGAGCGGTACTGTGGATTCTCGCTGCTGGCCACCAGCAGGCGGAGTTTAAACAGTGCTTCTTCTTCAGGTGTGAATTTCTTTTTACGGCCATCAGGCTTTTTAAAAGGGAAAAACCAACGCTCGCCACTCAGATCAAGTCGAGAAGAAATAATCAGCATACAGACTCCATAAAAAGCCCGAACCGCGATGTTCTGCGGAACGGGTCAGGGAAATTAAGGTGCGGTGACAGTGATTTCAGAGGTTGCCGTAAAGGTGCGAGCCTTCCCGGTGATCGTGGCGTTTCCGGCAGCATTGCGGGTCACTTTCGCCGTTTTTTGCCCGGTAGAAACTACGCTGGCAATCGCAGGATCAGATGACGTCCACTGGACGATATCTGTTGAATCAGCAGGCGTAAGCGTGGCAGTTAATGTCACCGTAGAGCCGACTGCGCCATTTGAAGTGGCTGGCGCAACACTGATTGCCGTCGCCGGTACTTTTGGCGCGCGGGTAATGGTTGGCGGCGTATTGGCGGCCGTGATATCGAGCTGAACCTGTACGATGTCAGTATTCCCGGCGTCCGGCCAGTCGCCAGAAATCTGCACTTCAGGAAAGCTGAAGGTATAAGCGCCTTCGGCGTTCTCCAGAGTGAAGGTAAACGGCACCGTTTCGCCGGTGAAGGTTTTTTTATAAATCTCCCAGGCTGCCTTGGACCATGACAGCGTGATCTGGCCTGACGGTGTAAAGGTAGTCGGAATGTTTGCGCCAGCAAATGCTGAGCCGGTACCAATACAGCGCTGAGTCTGCATGTTGTTATCAAACTGGATATTAAACGTATCCACACAGAAGCCGGCGCCACCCGCTACCCCATTCAGACTCAGGCCTGTCACTTCCTTAAACGAATAGCGCAGCGCGCCAGCACCATCCACCGGGTTAGTGAAATAGCTGGTATCGTCGGCTTTGGTTTCCCAGTCTAGCCCGGCGAAGGTAATGGTCGCAGTGATGTCGCCATCATTCGGGATTTCAATCTGGAAAGTGGCAACCTGGCAACCGCGGGCAATCTGTGCGATCCCTACATCATCAGCGTATGAAGAAACTGAAAAAGTAATGCGGTTGTTGCCCATCGTCAGCACATTATCGAGCCAATCCGCTCCGAAACAGCTCGCCAGAAAATCATCATGCTGATTCCAGCGAAATTTGGTGCCGACATCACCGCCGACATCAATCGTGCCACGGGAAACGCCCTGCGCCATACGGTCACCGCCGATCTCATCGTTATCGTTGGTGTTCTGCGTTGGCATCAGCCCGAACGACGAACGGCGTAACAGGTTCCAGACACCAGCAGAGGGTGTCTCTCCCGGTGTGGTTTCGCGAATAAACGCGGTTACTACTTTTGCGCCTGAACTCACAGGAGCCTCCTGTTGATTGTGCGCTACAGAGCGCGATAAGGGATTTGAAGATTGAGCTGAGACCAGCCATCGGTTTCACCTGCCGGGATGGCGGATACGGCGAAATAACTTAGCGCTCCGTCGTCCTGAAACTCGAAGAGTTGCGTCAATTTGTCGGCGGCCTGAGTCAGCTGCAGAGTGCCTGAACCAACAGGGACGAAAAGTTGGATGATGAGAACCCCTGTTCGGTGGACAGTCGGCCCCGCTCCAATTTCGTTAGCACCTGCTTGTCCGGGTATGTCAGTAAGACGCGCCCAGATTTTTCGACCGCTGGGATCGAATACAGGACCGTTTGGGTAGTCCACCGCATCCTGGGCAATAGCGGTCTGCGTCGTCATTCGCCTGATGACAACGTTTCTTATTTCTGTGAGGGTCATTTGTAGGCCTGAATCACACCATTAAATGAGACGGCATAGACGCCTGTCGGCGCTTGCGTAGAGTGGCCATTCTCCAGCGGTACGGAGTAAGGGAGGTTTGACTGAATGTAAATCACCGAGTAGGCCGGCGCCTGATTGATGATATTTTTCCCGTTGAGGAATGTCATCGTTCCCCGCGGGTCAGGCTCTGATGGTATTGAATGATCTGGTTCTCCAATACTGACTAAGTGTGACGCCCGGAAAGTTCCTGCGCGATACTCAGCCGGACGCCGGATATCCATGCCATCGTTAACACGGACTTTCTTTCTGAGACGGCCTGTCTTTGTCAGGTTGGCAGGATCGGCATAAAGAGATTCGTTCCATTCACCTACCGCTTTGTTGTACTGAACCGCAGTGGCGTTGATGGCCCACAGTTCCGGGTTACCTACAGGCGATCTCTGAACGATTTCATTCAGCAGCTGAATGGCGATAGTTCTCTGCCGTAACCTCACATCGTCCTCCACCAGCCCGGCGAATGCCGCCGGGTCAATGTTCCAGCCCTTAGCCATATCACGCCCTCCGCAGTTGAATGGAGTACGCAGCACCAGCAGAGTCGGCTGAAGCGGTAATGACCTCGTAGCGCTGGAGTACGCCAGTAATCGGGTCAGGAGCCGTGATGATGTGTTCAACCGCTGGCTTGTCGGTGACCTCATTAACCAGGGCGGTGAGTTTCACATCACCATGAAGGATGTTAACGCCATCGATGCGGCGGAGTTTATAGCGCGCCAGCACTCCGCGCCCCGAGTAAGTCACCTGCGTTTCAGTGCCGGTTTCCGTAACCGGGTCCCAGTCACCTCGAACGGTGTATGTTCCAGTGAAATCCTTAACAGCATCCTGCAGGTCAGTATCGAATGCCGCAGCGACTTCGGTTTGCAGTTCGTCACGAATTCCCACTGCACCCACCACTACGCTGCTGAGGTTTAACGATCACCGTACCGTGGAGTTTTCGGGTATAAATTTCGCCGTTGCACTTAACCCGCAGCGGGAGTGGACCAAACTCAACAACGCCCCTTGCCGGGTTTGCGTAAACAACATGTCTGATCGGGTTTCCATTCACAAACACATCGCGAGGACCGAGCCCGTCGCCGGCATAATGTACATCTGGCTTTTGCATGTTTCCCCCTTACCGCCGCTCAATATGAGCATGGATAAAGTCGGTTTTAAGCGACTCCATAGCGCCAACCATCACATAAGGACGTCCGCCGTTATGCCAGCAATCAATCGCGTTACCCTCATCATCAAGCAGTATCACTGCGACGCTGTGGCAACCGCCATTTTCAGCACGCTCCAGAGCCTGTTTCAGTAAGCGAATTACCTGATCATTATCGATGTCGTGATGGCTGGACTTTTGAAATGGGACCACTTTCAAATCGGACATATCACGCCCTCACAAAGAACGTCTGGAACGGGTTAAGCATCCACGGCTTGAGCATATCCAGCGCCAGTTGCAAATCAGGATCGAGTAATTCCGTGCTGGTGGTTGAGAGCTCAGCAAAAGTGCGGGAAACCTTCACATCATCGGCCTCGACGCTTTTGCTCGTCACCACCCCGGAATCTGTTTTTTGCTGATAAAGATTGCCTGCAGCAGCTACGGAAGCGATAAACGCTCCGGCTTGCTTAACTTCTTCAGGAATATGCTCCAGGTCGATATCCTGAAGGTTAAGCGCCGTCATCCAGGTGTTTGCCTGGAGCACGGCTTTAGCCTTTTTGTCGGCGGCAGCCCAGGTATCCCCCAGCAACTCGTCAACGTCCTGGATTGTTATATAAACGGTCATCGGATCCTCACCAAAAGAAACGGGGCTTTCGCCCCGTCAGTTAACCACCCGCTGGAGCAGTGAACGCGATCGCTTCAGTTGTTTTCACCACGCCGTCAACGGTAGCCGTCACCGTGAAGGAGCCGGCCGTAGCAGAGGTGAGTTTCACCGTCGAGCCACCAGCAGACCCTGTCTGTGACGTCGAAGCACTGAGTGTGCCGCCTGTAGACGTCCACGCTACAGATGCCCCGGAGACTCCTGCACCATTTCTGGTGTACTTGAGCGAAACGGTCACCGCGTCGGTACTGTCAGCAGTTGCGGAAGTTTTATCCACTGACAGGGTTACTCCCCCGCCGGAGCTTCCAGCTTAATCAGTACGCCTGCAGTGGATTTGTTACTGGTGAAATGTTTTTTCCAGTTCGCACCAGTGCCGATTTTGGTCAGATCAGGGTTAGCGCCCTTCGTTTCATCCCAGCTGTAACCCAGCAGCTCAACGTTAACCGTACCCTCCGCGCGATAGCCGATGGCAAGGTTTTCCTGATTGTTGATGTCGTAAGAACGGAAACCCGGAGCCTGTGATTCCGTTACGGAAACCGCACCGGCCACCAGCCCCAGAATCGCATCAACTGGCATGGTGTCGGTAACCAGTACAGGCTTACCGAGCGTACCTGGCTGTCCGCCATAAACCACCACGCCCGCTTCTTCGTAGATCTTGTTGTCAATAGACTGATCAACAATGTCGAAATAGGTCGTGGAATGCATAACGAACAGCGCAACACGGTTAAACTTATCGCCGTATTTACGCAGGCCGCGGGTCAGGGTTTTTTTACCATCAGTGGCAATATCCGCTGAAACCGTCATATCAGCATTTGCGCCAATGGCTGCCACAAGTCCCTGAAGTGCATACTTGATATAACCTTCAAGCGTCGCATCAGCGACGTCGACGCCGATCACCTCGGAGAATTCGCTTACATCGCGACCACGACGTTTAAACGCTTCTTCAGTGGTTTCGTACGGGCCGTATTTCCACGGCGCCTTAACGCTGACTGACTCACCGGCACCGATTTTTTTCCCGTCTACAGTGCTGGTGGAGTTAACGTCGCGCGACTCAATGGAGCCGCCAACTTTATAGAAGGTACGTTTACGGAAATCACCCTCGATCAGTTCGTTATCAAGAATGATTGCGCCATTTGAGGCGGCGTTGAAGACTTCCAGATTATCCTGGCGACGCTCAAGAAACGCAGTCTGCGCGAGGTCGTCATAGATAATCAGGTCACTGTTTACGGTCGTAGGCATTGATTAGTCCTTACTTAGGCAATTTGAGATAGGCCTGCTGGCCATGTTTGCGGATGTAGTCCGCTTTATCGCTTGAGCTCATTTCTGAACGTTTGAGGCTTCCGCCGCCGCCACCTGGCTTGTGACCACCAGCCCCGGAGCCTTCAGCGCGTGGGAACAGGTGCGGGGCCGTCTCTTTCAGAGATTCAGCCCACTCAACAGGGGTGAGCGGAGTTTTGCCGTCTTTACCGAACAGAACATCGCCATTTGCATCAACTGCTACGGCCTCGCCTTCGTCGTTGAGCTGGAAAGTGCCTTTAGCACGTAGAATCAGATCGTCGGATGCTTCTGGCAGCGCGCCAGCCTTAAGCGCTGCGCTGCGGATAGCATCACCCAGGACACGATCACGAAATTTGTTGGAGAACGCTTCCGCCTTTTCAGCGCGTTCATTAGCGGCTTTGATTTGCTTATCCGAATCGGCGCGGAGGCGTTCAGTACGCTTGTTCAGCACCTCATCAATTTTGCCGCCGGCAATAAGCTGCGCTTCTTCATCATCAGAGAAACGCTGGAGAATGGTTTTCACCGCGTCAGGATCGATACCATCAAAACGCTTAAGCGACTCAGTGGACTCTTTGAGCTTACCGAGAAGTTCGCTATTTTTATTCTTCAGGCCAGAGACCTGAGCATTGACCTGCTCATCGATCAGCTTTTGGATTTCCGGCGTAATCTCAGGCGCACCACCACCGGAGCCACCGCCATCACCACCTTCACCACCAGCTGCCGAATAATATTTAATGAGCATGTTACGAATAAGCATGTTGTCCCCTTGGGATAGTTACCGTGGGCCTGGCCCAATAAAAAAAAGGCCGCCCGAAGGCAGCCTGATTGAAGAATGTTTGTTGATTAAATTCTGGCGTTCCTGAATGCCTGCTCATCCTTTGAGCGCAACTGGTCCAGCGTCAGCCACTCGCCCCTGTCGTTGTAGAACTCATCGGGAGACATGCCGCCATCACGAATCAGCCTGGCGCGCGTTTCTCCGACAATCTCAGCTTGTCGCGTGAACGACTGCCGGGAGAACCAGTCCTGGTAATTCGTATCGGCCGGAACCTGTCCATCCATGCTGGCGCGCGAGCTGCCCTTGATTTCGCCGACTTTGATACCCAATTCCTCGGACGATTTCAGAATGTAAGTTTCGGTGCTACGACAGCAAAAGTGGATTTTCCCCGGTCCCTGCAAATAAGGCACCTTGTGCCCTATCGGTTTGTTATCCAGCGTGTACTTGAGGCGGTCGCGGATCCGACAATCCTTTGATGTCCGGTTATCCAAAGTGGATAGCCATTGTTTACCCTTCAGAATGTCGTCGTTCGCCGCCGCAAAGCTTTGTCTGGCTGTCGATGCAAGATGCCCTACTGCCGTTTTTGCAATGCTGGCAGCATTGGCCCGGCTCATCTGCAGCGCGCCGTCCTGGTAACCACGATTAGCATGGCCACGGACCTTTTTTGCGATTTGCTCCTGCGTATCGCCCAGCAGGAATCCCTGCCTCACCGTATTGGATATCCGCGCCATCCGATCAGCTTCGAGGTTGCTGGCCCATTCACTAAGCAAACGTCCCTGGAATGGACGCCCCATCGCCGCGGCATAAACCGCATCCGGGGAGATACCCACCAGCGGATGAAGAGCGAGAACATCGTCGGGAATAGCAAACTGGAAGAGGCTCATCTGAAAAGTGGCTTCGTGCTTCGCCAGTTCCTGCAGCTCGGCAGTAAGAGCTGCATACATCGACTGAATCGCATCCTTGTTTATCGCCCTGACGCTTACCAGTAACGCTTCCAGACGCGAAACGGTAAAGCTCTCAGCGTCCAGCGTATCAATAGCCACCAGCAACCTTGCGGTAAGTTCGGCGTCGCTGTCATTCAGGACTTTTATCATCCTGTTGGCAACGCCAGTACTGTAGCGGCTCACCCATATAGCGTGGGCTACGGATTCATCCTGCAGTTTGTCATTCGCCGTTGCCATTATTGCCACCAATCAGGTTAGGCGCGCCGTTACGAATAGCGTCAATGACAGTTTCAGGGTCATCAGCGGGATCTATCAGGTCAAGCCTCTGCAACGCTCTGACCATATCCGTGTCGCGGATCGCACCGGACTGCCAGGCATTGACGATTGCCGTTACCATGCCCGATTCAGCGACTTTGGCAATAAACTCCTGATTAATGCTGTAACGGTATTCCTCGCCCTTAATGCCGAGATACCTGGCGCACCAGCCGAGCGCCAGCGTGTATGCCTCCGAGACGTTGGAAACGCAAATGCCCAGCACCGATGTGGATGCGGTTTGTTCACCGCTCGATTGCGTGGCGGTTTTAACCGCGCTGTTTTGCTCGATAAGCCGGGCGCCAAGCTGAACAGAATAATCACGCTTACTGTCCATCGCCTCTTTAGCCAGGGTGTTTGGTTGCGCCTGAGCATACGTAAAACTCCCCTCCTTCGGCAGCAGGAAAGGAGAACGAGAACCGACACGAATTCCCTTATCCTGCAACCAGTCACGCCATGCTGTATCAAGACCTGAAATCACCGGCTGCACCTGACCGCAGAAAAATACGCTGTCTTCGTAATCTGCCGAATTACGATAATGACCAAGGTTGATTTCAACAAGGGCAGCTAAAGGCGACTCATCGATGGTGGGATCGTTATTCTGCGCACCAACAAAGGTAAAGGGAATTTCATCCCAGAATTCCTCACCTTTTGGCTTCGGCTGATACTCGGAAGTGACGGAAAAAGAGCCTGCGTCAGCTGACTTTCGCCATACCCGGCAGACAAACTTTCCGTTCTCCAGAGCCAGTTCGCGATACTGGATTTCATCCTCGTACGCAAAACCATCTTCCTTTTCCATGCATTCGCGTAAAACCACCAGCACCAGTTGATCACGTCCATTGATGCGTTTGGTGCGCCAGTTAATGATGCTTTCCGCCTGATAGCGAAGAATGATCGCCTCGTTGGTCTCTGCTGCATAATCCGTATAAAGCCCCTCGCGCGCGGCCTCCAGAATATTTTCTGTAACCTGCTGGGACTGCTGATAAATGCTTGCACCAGCACCGTCGGCGTTATCTCGAAGATAATTCAGCTTTTCCGGCGCGGTCATGGTCGGGTCTTTTCGGAATGCCAGCCCCAGTAAACCCACCTTTGTATTGCCCGTTATCGCGTAGAAAACGGCGCGCTGAATGTAATCGGCATTGCGCTTTTTATTGCGTGCAGACTTATCGGACGGATCCAGAAAAGGGAGGTATTCATTCCCGGCGGCCTTTACAGCATCAGCCCCTTTGCACACGTCACGAATTTTTTTCCACACGGGCATCGCCGCCCTGACCTCAGGGCGAACGTAAGTAATATCGTTATTGGCCATCAGAATGTCGTGTCCAGTGAAATAGAGAATGCAGGTCGAACGATTGGGAATTGCTTCACAATGAAGTAACCAGCGCCATCGTTGGGGTGATCGTTATCGCTCTTTTTATCCGGCTCGCCGTTTTTATCCCACACCTGTTGTTCCAGGCAGTCGGCATAGACCGGGCAGCGAGCCACATTCACCTTGTATCGGCGATCGCCATTGCCATTGCAGAACATGGCGTTCATGGAGTTGATGCGGTCCTTTACTGGCGGGTTTGCGTCATCAACGATGACGTTAAATCCGGCCTGTCTGAGTTGCTCAATATCTGTTTTGCTGGCGTTGTTTGACTTCCTGGAATCACCAGAGGCATCCGGATAAATATAAATCTCGCGGACCTTGCGGTAGTCTCCGTCGGCATACAGCCAGAAACGCTCCTTGATGATGCGTATCATGTCTGGCGTATCGTAAGCGTTGATAATCTCGGTTACCGCGTGCGGTAAGCCGAGCCGCAATACATGGACGATTCCGGCCATCTTCCCGACGTTGAAGTCCATCCCGATATAGAGTGCTTCACCCGGCTGCTCTTCTTCGCTGGAGTTGTTCAGCACCCTGTCGAACTGGTGATAAATGGTGCCACTGGTCAGGTTAGTAAACTGGCCGTTCAGATATGCCTTGATCAATTCCGGCGGGTAACTTGCCAGGAGCGAAGGAATATAGTCATCCGGCAGGTTCTTTTCATTGTCGAATGTCGAAGCCTGTACCAGACCATACATCGACCTCAGTTCAGGCTTTTCCCTCACAGCCTTAACAAACTGGTTATAGACGAACTTAAATCCTTCAGGTGTGGTGGTCACGTCAATGCCGTTACGGAGACCATCAACCTTATAACGCATACGCGCGATGATTTTTCGCCACGCCTGACGCGCCTTATCCGCTTTCAGAACGTCGAGCTCATCCACCAGCGCATTGCCAATTTTAAAGCCAACTATCGTGTCCGGCTTTTCCATCGAACGACAAATTGTCGTGCCGCGGTACTGGCGGCCACTGTAGAAATGGACCTCTTTGTTGCTCTCAACGATTTTGACTTTCAGTCCCCAGTCGTGAGCAACCTCTTCCACCGTGGGATAGAAAATATCGCGGATCTGAGGATAGGTAGGGGCAAAGTAGCCCTGGTTTATTTTGGGGAACTCCCAGAACCCTTTGCATATTCCACCGCAGCCAACCCACGTCTTACCGGATCCAAAGCCAGCTACATAAGCTTTAAACTTCTGCTGCATAGCCAGAAAACGAGCCTGGGGAACGTTAAGCGTCGGTGCTATCGCCATCCTCTTCCCTCACTCGCGCATCGACTACGTTGATATTGATTGCAACTGGCGTTGGTTCGTCATCCTCCGGGTCAGTGGCCAGTTCTTTGCGAAGTTTGTCGATCTCCAGCTGCCGGCGCTCGATTTCAATCTGCTGCAGGCGCTGGGCAAACTCACTGTCAGCCAGGCCGAGACGTTTCATCACCGCCTCGTACATGCGCTCACGGCTGATGGCAGTTATCTCAACGCCATTCTTACCAAGCTTCACACCGGAATAGGCAAGCGCAGCATCCGGCGCCAGCTTGCGCGTATCGGCGAAGAAAGGCTGACCTATGCCATCGCCATTGCAGCGGGGGCATTCCGGGTTAGGTGCGCTGGTGTGGTCGTAACCGTAGCCGCCATCATCCAAAGGCTCGCGACGTTTTCGCTCAAGCGCTTCGAGTCGCTTCTCTTCGTACTCCACGGCATCACGCCATTGATACTGATGACCGAAGCCCCAGCAGTAGCGGCAGCTCCCGCGGCGATACTGAGAAAGCTGGTTGGCGTCGAAGGTGGCCAAACGCCACATCTGCTCAAGTACTTCATCAGCACTTCCCAGCGTGCGCACAATGGATGCTTTCTGCTGCTGCGCAATGGCCTGCGCAACTGAAGATTTCTGAAGCAGTTGATAGCCAATCTGTTCAGCGGTCTTCTTGCTGTAGCCAGCGCGAATAGCTGCCTGTGTGGCGTTGTTGTCTTTCAGGTATTCCGCGACAAATAAACGTTGTTGACTGGTAAGTCCGTCACCATCCACCAGCTCTTCTGCGCACTTTTCCTTTTGCGCAGTGCGCAATTTCTTCTGCGCAGGTTTTTGCGCAGTTTGCGCAGTGGGTTTCTTTATATATCGGCGGGCAGTAGCGTAATTCAGTCCCTGCGCTTCACACCAATCCTTCGGTGATACGCCGTTTGCGGCATGATCGGACAGGAACCGTTGCTGAAGCTCGCCCCAGTCCGGTTTTGCCATGGTTTAATCCTGTTATAATTCATAAAAAACAACACGGAGATATCGTATGGTCGTAAAGGTATTCAGTAGTGAACTTCAACCGGATAGTGAGTCTGCATATCGTCAGTGGCTTAGCGATAATCCTGATGGATATGTCATCAACGCCTTAAAAACCGCCAGTGGTAAGGCAAGCAAAAGTGATGAGCGCTTTACCAGGATTCATCAGGCTAATTGTAAAAGCATCAACCCACTACTTGCACTTACGGAAAAGAAAGGCTTCACAACTGGTAGATACCAGAAGCTTTGCGCAGCTACCTTTGAATTGGCTGAGAGAGAAGCAAGATCTATTACTGGGCTAGCCAGAGTGGCGATATGCCCATGCATCTGATATGACGTTAAAGTCATTAAAAAAGCCACCCGGAGGTGGCCTTTGTGATGATTGCTCAGTGGCGGTATCAAACAGCGCCAGCACTTCGGTTGCTTCCTGAATCGCCTTGTGGGTTTTCGAAACAATCTCACTTTCCGTGTAAACGCGATCGAAAGAGTCTGCGAACAGCTCAGCTTTGAGATAGCTATCGCCAACCCAGTCAATGGCCAGTTTCGCCGCGGCGGTGTCGTAATTAACTTTCCTGATGATAGTCAGGCGGATTTGTTCTGCAGGTGTAATTTCTGATATGCCTTACCTCTATAATTAATATGGATAAAGGTTACTATCATATGTTATTAGTACAAATAAAATCCTGCAGCGTAGGCAAAATGAAAAATTAAACTCCGGATATAAGGAAGGAAGTATTTATTGCATCGACTTGGGAGAAAGTTGTGATACTTTTACCAGTCAGAATAATAGTTGGATTTATTCATAATTGACATTTCATCGCGCCCTGTTCCCCCATATGTAGCAGGGCTTTTTTTTGCCTGAATAGCAATATTACTGACACGTTTCTGTAAAATAACAGCAGCAATTACCATTAAAATGGCCGCAATACGGCCATAACACATGGGCTTACCCATGCGCTACCAATGGATTTGAAGTGTGAAATTTATACTATCAGGCATAAAGCCAGCCCAATAAACCAATACTGATTGCTAGTATCATGAACAGTATTGCTGTTTTACGCATAAGGACGCCATTAAACGCCAACGCCATCCCAACACAAACGACTATCAATACCGGCCACATGCTGAGAAGAAGGAATAGGTAAGCTTCCAAATCACTATGAATAATCACGTTTGCCCCTAACTTTACAGACCAGGCCCTGATGAATCCCCTAATGATTTTGGTAAAAATCATTAAGTTAAGGTGGATAC